TATCAATATAGAAAGAAAACCCTTCGCCATTGATTAATAAGTGAAAGAGAAGATTTTCTGTGCCATCTTCTACTTTACCTTTTCTAATAATTCCTGTTACAGTCGATCCAGCTTTAACAGGTTTGGAGAACTCGTTTTCTCCAGATATAGTACCGAAAGTTTGATATTGTTTACCAGACACTTTATAATTAGCTCCTAAAACAGTACTGCGATAATTAACTTCAATATCCTTGTCAGAATTATTTTTAACTGTAATATTAAAATCGGTTGAATTTTCGCCAAGAGAAACCGAATTTACAGTTACAGTAATTCCATTTTTACTAATCGTAATGGGCAGTTTTTGAAATTCGAAAGAAGATTGATTCTGATCTTCATTAGAATTTTCACTTGTAGAATTCATATTATTCAAAGAAACAACCCCTTTTTGATAAGACACATCATATCCGGTGATAGTTCCAATATCGCGTACAGGCAAATATGTTCTACTATTAATTACTACAGGTTTTTCAGATAATACTTTTTCTTGTCCATTTACAACAATTTTTAAATCAATAACTGATGCATTCAAATTATTTGTAGCATAAGAAATACCGCTAAAAAAGATAGCTCCGCAAAAAAAAGCAACAAAAAGTTTCAATTTTTCTCTCATTATATTTCCTCCGTTTTTATATTTTTAATTTAATTATATTAAATATTGGAGGAAATGTCTACCTTATTACGTGAAATTATACTGAGTACCTGTAATATTTATTGATCCTGAAGCTGTTAAGCTTATATTTCCATTTATATTAGCTGTCATTCCGCTCGTGTTGATAGTAATTGATCCAGAAGTTTTATGTATCATTGTAATATCATTTCCATTTTGTGTGATAACAAATTTCGTTCCACTATCATGTTCTAATTCTATAACTCCATAATGTACGTAAACCCTAACTCCTTCGTCAAGGAAATATATAGAACGTTCAGTACCAATTGATCTTGCGAACGATTTTATTTCAAGCCCTTCTGCTGGTTTAGATATTATTGCTTTACCTGAAAGTGTAGTCGATCCGTCTCCTAATCCTAAGTAAATTGAAGGAAAAGCCTCAAGACCAGAACCCTCAAATTTCAACTCCATTTTTACTTTTTCATCCATCTCATATTTCATTACAGGCCACGGAGTTTCTTCTGTTGTTATCAAACCTTTTTGAGATGATTCAACCCAATATAATTTTCTTCCATCAGGTAATTCAACATGAGTGCCTGAACCTGAAACTTTGCCTGTAATCCATTGGGCTATATTTTCTTTTATAACAATATAATTCGACCAATCCATTAAAGAAGCATTTGTGAGTGTAGACAATCTACTAGCAGTTAAATCACTAATGAACCCAACATCAGTAGCAACAAAGTTCGCACTAATTAGTTGTGCTTCGATGCGTCCAGCGCCAATAGCATCAAATCCGCCAAAGTTAATTATTTTATTTTCACTGTCAATCAATAAATTATTGTCGCCATCTTTAACAATAAGTTTCTTAAATGTTGCTGTGCCGTCCATAGCAATTGAAGCAATAGCATCAACGAAAAGTTCGCTTCCAGCCCAAAATCCGTATGCTGGATCTAATTTCATTACTCCGCCAGCATTTCTTAATGTGATTCTCGAACCACTAATTTCACCATTGACAAAGAAACTGTTTGCTATATCAATATCTTGAGCATGTACTGTCCCATCTAAGTCTGCCCAAAATACATCTTTCCAATTAGGCGATTGAGCAGTGCCTACATTTTGTTGAACTACAAAACCTCTTGTACCACTCATAATAGAGCGATACATATTATCGCTTCGAGTTGCAATAATACCGTTTGCATAATCTATAATCACATTATTAAAATAAGCACCGAACTGCACTGATGAATACTTAATTGAGTCATTTATAGCATTGATAATATTGACTGTTTCATCATAATAGTTTTTGAATTTATTTATAAATTCATTACGATCAATTTCCGACGTTTCATCCATATTACTTAACAAAGGCGAAAGATAGGCCATTAATGCATTATATGCATTTGTATAATTTGTCGGATCAATACGAATGGTATTATCACGGGTTGTTGAAGCATAAGCCTGAGCCTGCGCTAAAAGCTTTTGATATTCAGATTGAATTCTCTCTTTTTCACCAAGTACTTGTAGTTTTTCAATGGCAGTAAGTTTTCCATCAGTAACAATGTTTTCAAACTTGCCTATATCCATAAATTTTGTATAACTATCTAGTAGTAATTCATTGGAATCTCCAACTATCTTCAATCTTTTTGTTGTCATATCTTCTGAATATAGCAGTCCATCATTATCAACATAAAACTTATCTTTATATTCGATACCGTTCCATTGTTGTATTTTAAATCCATCTTCTGAATTCATTATAATTTTATTTATAGCCCTAGCGTCTGGATCATTTGATATGTATCGATTAATAAGAATTCCGAATAAATCGGGATTTTCTTCATATAGCCCTATCTTCATAGCTACACGACCAAAACGATCTGTAATCGTCGTTTTTGGACCTTCTGTAAGCCATATCCCATCATCATCGCCAATGGTTACACGCTGGGTAAGCAAGATTTTACCTAGTAGTCGTTCGGCTATAATTCCATCTGGTGTAATAGCGGATTCATATCTAAGACCACCTGATCTTGTAAGAGCCAAAACCCCGTGAGTTGCACGAAGAAATCTTAATGGATCATGCGGATCGATAATTGTAATACCTCGTGCATCGATTTGCACGAATTCGTTATTTGCCATATTAACTTGCTTTGTGACGCTATCCCAAAAGTTCTCGAATATTTGAGAAAATTCACTTGTATCTACAACTGCTTTTCCCCATTTTGACTTATTCAAATCAACAATACTGCTCGTTTTATTAGAATCATAAATGTATCGCTCTAACTGTTCTCTTCCAGTTGTTAGATCTTTAAAATTTGCTATTGTCAAAGTAATATTGCCGTTCTCATAATCATATTCAATATTTATAATTTTTGCTTCTACTAACAAATTAAATGGTTCGTATTTAATAATTACTTTATCCCCTAAATATAATTCGTCCCAATTTCTCTGTTCTTCAATTACTTCAAGAAAATTAACTATATCAATTTTTATTGAAAGTTGAGGGATTCGTATTTCATCAAAGATTTTCTTTGCTTCTTCAAATAAATCCTTATCATCAATTAGATTATCATCTTTAAAAACTTCAACGGTAATATAAAGATTTAATTCTTCTAGCTGTTCTGTTGTAAAATTATTATTTGGATCTAGCAGATCATTTATTTGGTCTATATTATTCTCTACATTTTTAATTTGCGATCTAATGTATTCAATCTCATTTTGTTTATTCCTTATTTGAGCCTCTTTATTATCAAAATTATATTTTTCAATAATTGTCGCTTCATTACCTGAAGCATTAAACTCATCTGTTGTAATATTGGCGATTTGAATAAAGACTTCCGTGTTTCCTGATCCAGAAATACTTACAGTAATCGGAGTAGTGCCGGAATTTATTTTTTTAGAAACAACCCAAGTTCCACTCATCATGTAACTTGGTTGTCCATTTATCATCAAGGTTTTTCCTGATACATTGTCAACCTTAACCAATACTGCATATTGGTATAGAGAATCAACATTAAAAACTTTTGTTGTTGTTCCTCCTGAATGAAGGAACTTTTCAAAAAACATTACGCCATCAAATTGTTGTGCTAACTGAATTTCAGTAATAGTAGCCAATTGATTTTTTAAATCATTTAGCTCTGCTGTTTTTTGTGCTAATTGATTATCCAATGAGTCCTTCTGCTCAAGAAGATTTTTAAATGTTCCTTCATTCGCTCGAACCAATTCTTGAAAATCTAATAAGGCATGACAAAGCGAATCCGACATATAATTACTATGTTGAATAACATTTTTGTTTTCATCACGTTCAAAAGGAAACATAAAATACGAAAAATCTTCTATGTATCCTTGTCCAGTCGGATTTACTCTGTGTATGGTTAATCCATCTTTACCTTCTGGTATAAGACGAGTAACGATCTTTGTTCCATCTGTTTCACGATTAATTGATTTTAAATATTTTGCATAAGAGAGAGTTCCAAGGCGATTAATCCCATGTAACTCAGGCTTTACAAAACTTAATTTCCTATTCTCGGTATCCCATTCGACAATTGCATTATATGTTTCTGCCACCTTATAGACAGCATCTAAAATTGTATTGTTTGCAAACTCAAATGACCGATAAGTTAGTTCGAAATCAGCATCTAGATAGTCAATATCCCATATAGTTTGAGATAAGACATCATTGAGAACTTGTCTGGCATTATACGATTCTACAGAATATTCCCGGATTAACTTATCATTTAATTCTTGAGGTAATAGCCTACAATGAATTTCTTTATATTCGTCATTATCGTCAGCTTTATCTTCGATTTTGGTTATGATATACCACTCAATCTTATTTCCAGATACGAACTTAATATGATAACGTTCTTTAATTAAATCAACCGTATCATTTCTATATATTTCATTATTAATATCAATGTAATACGGTATTTTAAAATTTAACTCATATAATGAAGTTATAGGCGTTTCTCTCTTAATATCGTAAGCTTCGCTAATTTTATCAATGATTTCTCTATTGGGTTTTGTGAGAAACAGTTCTGGTATTTTTGGTTGTAAATTTACGTCAATATCACCAACCATTACAGATCACCTTATATGTATTTAAATTGATATCTAAACAAAATTTTTGCATTCCCGTTAACACGAAAAACATTTTTACCAACAGGAAGTTTCAAATAATTATTATTAAAATTCGAATATCGATAAGTTGCCAATCGGTCAGTTTCAATATGTTCTCGTTCATTATTGACATATACGGTTTCACCATTAACCAAATTAACAAATTTAAATTCTTCGTTTCGATGAGATAAATTGGTTAAAGAAAAATTCCCACTTTGATTCATAGTAATCCATAATTCAGGTTGACAAACAGTATCACCCTTATTGTCAAAAACGATTACAGGTTCAAATTCGAATTTAATTTCATCGAACCGTGGACTTATTGTGGGACTGTTGGATTCTAAAAATACTCTATATTTAAACTTAACATCTCCCACTGGTGATTCAACATCTAAATCAGGCAAAGATCCGCCATTTAAACATTGTCTCCAATCAGTCCAATCAAAACCGCCATCGAATGATAATGAAGTATAAACTTTAATTTTAGTACCAGATGGTTCATATGAACTCCATGTTACCTTGCTCAACACTCCGTCTCCGTCAAGAGAGAAAGAGTCTCCATTAGATTCGAAGTACCCACTAAAACCAGAAACCATTAACCATGTAGCCATAAGCAAACACCTTAATCAATTTTTCCGAATGGTCTGAAATATGCAGACGTGCCAGATTCACGCCATTTGACAATTCGATATGTTAACCATACAACTTGTCCATCAACAGTAGAAACTCCGTCAGTTGTTGACCAAGTGGGTTCCGAGGTTCCTGATGTTCCAGCAGTAACACAAACATAAAATCTGTCATTAGGGATAGAGGGTACAACAATATCATGAATGTCATAATATTTAGAAGGTTGCCAAGTTGTTTTTCCTCTTGTATCTTCGGTTATTGTTTGTGCAGCAACTAACCAATTCGGTTCTGTTGGAGCACTATATCCTGACTGTATGCATTCATACCAATGACCATTATCAGTTGTTGGAACAACTTTATCCCCCACTGAGTATTGCCGCAATGATGACCATTTTGGAGCAGCCTTTCCAGCACGTAGATTAATCATACCAACATAACCCTTTGTTTCAGGGTTATTAAAATATACTCTTCTGTTTTTAGCCCAATCTCCGCTTGTAGGGGCGTCATTTACATATATATCAGATACATTATCTATTTTTTGAAAATTGATTGCTAAATCTAATATAGTTTGATGTATTTCGTCATTTACATCAGGCAAAATTAAGCCTGAGTTGGGTGCTATAGATGACATTAAAACACCTCTTTCGTTAAATATCTGTCCATTTTGTTGTTGAAGAAAAATCGCTCCATTTCTTTTTATTTGCATTTAATACTAATTTGTTGTTGCTATCTAAAACAACTCCGTTGTACTGTCCCGAATTAAAACTAGTTTTCCTTATGGTTATCGGAGTTTCGTTCCAATCGTATTCTCTTGATGTGTAAATAGGTGAGTAAGCATACGAATCATTACACCTAAAAGTTATACTGACATATCCTTCTTTTAGACAATTGTGTACTAATGTGGGATCATTAATACAAAGCGCATAGTAAATTTTTTCAACATCGCTTCCATCTTCTTCGTCAGAGAAATATAAAGGCTTATAATATTCTTGTTCGGTCAGCCATCTTTTTACTTCATGTATCTTTTCATCATCCCATCTTTCTTCAAAAGCAAAATTTACTGTAAAGCTTAGTGGTTCTTTCTTTATACCTTTGAAATATGGTTTGCTTCTCCATCTTGTACTTTCTTCAATTATAGATCTTGAATATGCAAATGGTTCTTCTTGCATTCCACTTGAGATATTTATATTCATAATTCCAAAATCAATACTTTTTTTCCCATCATACGAAAAGTATAATGCATCCCTAATTGCCACATTAATCACTCCAAGAAAAAGTATAAAGAGAGGGAAATTATTCCCCCTCTTTATCTCCCACGAATATGTCCAATACGAATACCTTTTCGGCTCAGTCCGTTTACAATTGAATCTACTACATCTTCTCCGTTCTTCTGATTAAAATTCCCTGAAACATAAATATTTAAATTATCTATTGTAGTGCTAGTTCCAGATGGAGTTGCTAATTGAACTGGTTTTATCAGATCAGATAGATTAATACTTCGAATAGAATCAACAATTTGTCTGGTTATATCTACAATTTTTAACATGTTATTTGTGTCATGTTTATTTAAAATCAATTCTTTTTCGTGAGCAAGTAACCATTTGCCTTCTGGTCCCCATGCGGGAGTCATGCCTCCTGTCTCAGCAGAAAAAGGTTTTAGATTTTTAACTTGTTCATAACTACCATCAGGAAATCCGAATTTATCACGGTACATTTGATTTTTTGAATTTAATTTTTCGATTTCACTACGAATGGCTTTTTGAGCAGAATCGCTTATCTTTCCATTACGTAACATTGCATATAATTCTTCTGCCTTTTGCTTATTCTTTAAATATTCATTCCATGCATTTTCTATAAGTTGTTTTTCGGAATTATTGTAATTAGTATTTGAATTAGTGTTATTTAAAGATTTCTGATTAGAGTTATAATAACTGTCGATAGAGTCTAAATGACCTTTCATATTGTTGCTTATTGTTGAAAACATAGATCCTAAGAAATCTATCTTAGACTCTAAATACTTAAAGAAATTGTCATATTCGCTTCTAATTTCCCCAAGCACAGCAACAACCTGATTTTTATCATTACTCATTAGTTGTTGTTTTAGTTGATAAAAACGTTGTTCATCCTCAAGTATTGACTTCCAATACGTTTCTCGTTCTTCTTTCTCTTTATTTAATAAATCTTTATTGTGGTTATATTTTTCGTTTTCTAAATTTTTTTGTTCTTCAATGTATTTTTCACGTTCGTCCAATTGATCCTGTAAACTTTGACGTAGCAAATCTCTTTCTCGTTCTCTCTGAAGATCAGCAATTTCTTCATCTAAGCGGTCTAATTCCTTCTGTAATTCATTTCTTCTCGCCTTAGCTTCAAATGAATTATCTTTTAGTAATGTATTATATTTTTCTTGTACTTTAGCACGCTCATCTAATAATTTCTGTAGTTTACGTTGATAATCCTCTTCTTCATTCGCTCGATCTAATGCTTTTAATCTTGCGTCTATAATTTCCTTAAATTGATTTAATTCTCTATCTAAATTATCCATTACTTTCTCATGTCGTTCATCTTCGAGACGCATTTGTTCTTCAATATAATCTAATTCAATGTCTCTGCGCTGTTCGAGCATCTTTTTATAATTTCGAATTATATCCTCTGAGAATGTATCCATTAAAGATTGAGTAGCTTTTTTAGCATCAAGTAATGCCAACTTATTTTCTCGCAAATATTCATTCAGTAATTCAATTTGCTCATTTGTTAAATTTCCTGCTTTTAATCTTTGTTCTGTCCAATATACTTCCTGATTTAAATATTTTATTTTTTCATCAAGAATAGATAGACGATCTTGTTCATATTTGTTGTATTCTTTGGTTCCTTCAACATAAAGAGCTTGAGTCTTTTCTGCTATTGTTAATCGATAATTGATATCATCAAGCGATTTCTTTCTCTTATCTAAATATTGCTGTGTATTACTTAATTTTAGTTCATCAATACGCTTCTTTGTTTCCTCAATTTGTTTATTTAATTCTTGAACAGTGGTTCTATTGTCTTTAATTGCTCGTGTTAAAAGCTGCCACTTGTCAAATTGTTCTTTTAATGTTTTCTGTCCTTCTTCGGATAAACTATTATAAAGTTTAATATATGTTTGAGTTGCCTCGCCATTTTCATCAACCCAAGATGACATATCATACTTAGAGGCACCTTGTAGCTTTCTTCGTTCAGCTTCTAAACGTTTGTTGGCTTCTACTAATAACGAGACTTCTTTTTGTTGACTAGCATATAATTCATTAGCTTTTTTGATAGCGTCGTTGTAACGTTCTTCTTGTTCTAATTCGTTTAATCTTTCTAAAGTTAGTTTGTTTAACTCAGCCCTAGCTTCAGCTTCTCTATTTATTTGATTAATGCGTGCTTGTGTATCATCAAGATAATCTTTTTTATTTTTTTCTTTTTTTGTTTTTGATGAACGAGAAACCCCAAAGTTAGGATCGTTCATTAATTCAAGTAACCGATTTTTAGACTCTAATAAATTTCCGAGACTAAGTGTTAATTCGTATGCTTGCTTCTGATCATAATAAGCCTTTTGAACATTTTTAAACTGTTCTTCTGACCATTGTGTTACTGAATCGCCAATTCTAATTTCAAGCTTAGATTCATCAAATACAATGTTACCATCTTTAAAAATATCCTCTCCAAACATTTGTGTAAAGCCAAGTTTAGAGACTTCTTTATGGGCACTTTGTAGGTCTTTAATTGCTTGTATTTCCAATCCAAACGCTTCAACCCGTCTATACACCTGTTCTAATGTAGTTGTAGACGCATCGATTTGTGCTTGAATCGCATCCTGAGCTTCTTTTATCTTTTCCTGTCTTAATGTTTCAAGAACATCTCTTTCAATTTCCCATCCATCTTTAACTTTTTTAATGTGAGATGCTAATTGAGGGTATTTTATTAAAAGTTCTGCTACGGTATCTGCGGACAATTTTTGCTCTTTTTTTAGATCATATAAGATATTATTTAACTCTTTTATTTCATCAGATGTATTTTCATAAACTTTTGATAAATCCGCAGCATCTTGCATGTTACTTGCAATCTCATCCGAAACATTACTTAATGTAGCGCTAAATTTATCCGCTGCTTTAGATGCCTGATTAAATTCAATACCTACTGATGTTAAAATATTAGATAATGCCTGTACATCACCGTTTTCAATAAGTTCAGTAACATTGATTTTATTTTCATCTATATATGTCGCAATTTTGCTTGCAAATTGCTCATAATCATATAAAATTTCTTCATAATTAGATTTGGTTATATTTTTTGATTCTATAAATACTGAAGCATAATCATCCAATAATTTCTTAACATTTTTATCAGATATTCTTGCCGAATCAACAATGATATCATTATAAGTTTGAAAATGAGATGCAAATTTTTGCTTTTCTTGATCTAATTTATTATTTATATTAGTAACTGACGCACTATATTTCTTTAATTCATTTTCAGCATTTATAACTGCTTCATGTATGCCATTATACTGAAGAATTTCACTAAAAAGAAAATTATCGGGAGCATATTGACCTTTTTTACTAAATATACGTTTTATTTCTTCATTCAAATAAGTTACTTTATCAATATACTCTTTAGAATATTGATCGAGTTTATCTAATTCATTTTCATTTATAAAGTTTTCTGCGAATGAAAGAGCTTCTTTTCGGGTAGATGCAAGATTAAAAGCTTCTTCCGCTTTTTGTCTAGCTTTAATATTATCTTGTATAGCCTTAGCAACTTCTTTTAAATCGTCAATTTCTTCAGCATATAATGCTTTTCTACTTTCAAGGTAATACTGTTTCTTAGCTTCGATTAATTTTTCAATTTCTTCTCGTGTTTTATAGACTGCATTACCTTCTGCATCATAATGACTGATAATATCAGGCATTATAGATGACATTTCTTGATGCAGAGAATTTAATTCTTCTTGAGTTCCATTAAAGTTTTCGTATTGTTTATAAAGTTCTTCTATTTTTTGAACTTGCGTTTCTGTTTCTTGAACGGATTGTCTTAAATTTTCGACATATTCTTGATGCGCTTGTTTGGCACGCATGAAAGATGTTATTAATTTTTCAAGGACGAAAGTTACTGCTGCAAAACCAAGTCCAATCAGTGTAGATGCAGCTAATGTTCTAAATGATGTAATTAATCCTTTTATTGAAGCATTTAAAATTTTTGCTGTATTACTAGCTACAACACCTTTCTTCGAAAAATAATCCAATGATTTGTTTGCCTTTTGAATTAATCCATCTCCCCAACCTAATGTATTACCTAGCTCCTTTGCTCCGCCATCAAGTAAGCGGATTCCTGCAAAGGCTACTCCCGTTGCAATGGGAAAGAAACCAACTGATTGAACTACCTTATCAATGATTTCAACAAGACTTGTTAAAGCATCGATAATTTGATTTATTTCGCTACTGTTAAATGTATTGCTCCACAAGCCTTCCATAGTTGCTTTTAGCCTATCAATATGAGCTTGTGTTGATTGAAGATAAATGTTGTACTTATCTTGCGTTGTTCCTGCTGCGTCTAGTGCTTGCTCGTAAAGTGGAATCGTATCAGCATAACCTTCCATGAGGTTTAGGAAGCGCGACTGTTGATAGGTCTTTCTGTTACTTTCGGTAATAAAACCTACTGACCATGTAAAAAATTACATGGCGGAGGTAGTGCTTCCAAGAGTGTCTTTACACTCGACTACCTCTCCATGTGTCTCCACATGGAACAGACTATATCTTTACCCTAATACTAGGGTAGTTGGCGTATAGTCGTTACGGGAAATTTTACTCAAATACAATATTGTATTTTATATAATTTTTCTCAGTTTTCCATACCTTTTATCAAAAACTTTATCACTAATTTCAATTTGATAATGCCAATATCCACTATCAAAATGTATTTTTGCTTTCTTAAATTCTTCAATAATTGTTTTATCGTCAGGCAAATAATCTCGGGGTGAATTAATCAAAATTTGTTTCCATCCTCGTGATTTTAAAAATAAATACCTCTTTAATTCAGATTGTATAAAATCTTCGTATGAAATGCGTCCCATTTTTACTTGTAGATCATGTCCTCCGCCATTATATTCTATGTATATTTTTTCTTCGGGAAATGCAATATCAAGATTTAAAATGTCTACTTGATAATTTAATTCTCCACCTAATAGATTATGTAAATATAATTGTTGTTTTGATACTTGTACATTTCCATTTTTGTATAATGATTCTTTTTGTTTTCTTATTATACTTTCTTTGATTTCTGGAATTTTCATTATATGATCTACACCATATTTCTCAATTATTGTTTTCTTAATTTTAATTTTTATTTCTTCACTCTGAAATACATTATCGACCTTATATTTTTTTCTAACTGTATCTTTTTGTTTGTCTTGAAAAATTGCTAATTGAAAAACATTTTCTACTCCATATTTTTGTAAATTGGTTTCTTTAGTTTTTATTTTATATTCATCAGTTTGTGTGTAATGTTCGACACCGTATTTTTTCTTCAGTGTATCTTTCACCTTTTGTTTGATCTCTTCAGCTTTCATTGGACTTGTTTTTCCGTATTTCATTAAATTCGTATTTTTTATTTTGTTTTTAACTTCTGGTAAATGCATTTGATGCTCGACACCATATTTTTCTTTTACAGTATTTTTCATTTTCATTTTTGTTGATTCTAATTGTGTCGTGCTTTCTACACCATAAACAATTAAATTGCTTTCCCTTCTCTTTTTGCCCGAACATTTTACACAACTATCTTTCTTTACAATGTTCTTTTCTGTTTGTCGAACATGATTGCAATAAGTCCTTAAAAATGTTTTATTACAATAATCACATGCAATCAATATTCTTATTTTGCTATTTTTAGGGAGGTGATCTACTTTAACATCAATTTCTTCATTAACACAACAATTGTATCCCAAATCTTTATAATGTTTTATATTTTTCCGACTAATTCTCACTCTTATGAACTTATCTACTATCATTATTTATCCCCTATTGATTTTTGCATTGTATTTGAGCAAAATTCTTCCCTCGGTATTACCCTCAGCATGATCTGTTAGGGCTTCCACCGATATAGCCAACTTTTCACCATACAATTACTTGTATGGGGGGCTACCACTTAACCCGCTATCGTAGTCGCCAAATAAGCTTGTTGCCTTGAATCTAGACTATTCCACTTAGCCCCTAGTTCATCCATTACATCTCCGAAATTTCTAAACTGACCGCGAGCGTCCATTAGCTGGATGCCTACTTCGGCCAATGCTTTTGCAACTTGGTTGACTTGCGTACCATCTTCTTCATCAAAACCACGTTCTTTAAGGTTTTGAATACGTGCTAAAATTGATTTAATGGAGTTACCAATTGTTGTTGCACCTTCGCGTGTACGAGAACTTAAAACCGCGATCCATGAACTTACTTTTTCGAATTCAATATTCAATGCACCAGCAGTACCACCGACACGCTGGAAGGCGATGCCAATTTCATCTGCACCGGTTGCAGTGGCATCCAAGAACTGTTACTTTCACCCAATAGATAGATATTGGGTTACTGACCAAAGTTGTATATATAACCTTGGCGGCCAAGTATTTCTACTTGACTCTGCGCCTTCACATAGACTTTATCAGTCCTTCGATTATACGCGCAGATCAGACTATATCTTTTCCTTATCGGGGGATTCGATAAGGAAGCTGGCATGGGCTACATGTCGCCATGCAACCACTTAGTCGTTACGGATTCTATTATTAATCACACCAAATATAATGTTATGCGCTTAGAATGACTTTAATTTTATCAGCTTTCATGCAATAAAATATTTCCCCTTTTATTGCATAACACTACAATTTAAGTGCGATTAATAATAGTCTTATCCTCGGAATTACCCATCTCTGGACTTTTCCCGATAGAAGCCAGCTTTTCACTAGTGGCTCACGCCACTAGGGGGCGATGTTCACCCAAGTACGCAAACACGTCCGATGCTCTCTCGATATCGACTCCCATCGAGTTTACGGTGGCTGTTAAAATCTCAGCAGATTCTTTGAATTGCAAGCTACTAATCTTCGCGTATTGCGTTGTAGTTTGCAATCTCTTCATTACTTCTTCTTGATTTAAACCTTGACGATAATATTCAACAGAGGCTTCAGCAACTTCTCTTGTGGTAACCCGTAATTCTTTAGCGAGATTATTGTATTCTTTTGCTAATCCACGAACTTCATCTTGATTTTTGCCTAAAACAATTGCAATTTCGTTAAGTTTCGAATCTAATTCAACGGTATATCTTAACCCATATTCAAAGAACCGTATTGTTTGCATGATAATTGTGCCAGAAGCTAACCATACAGGAAACTTAACAAATGCTGTTCTCATGGCTTCGCCAAAGCCTATAATATGAGATGTTGCGGTATTGGCGTTGGCTTTTATATTTTTAAGTTCTGTGTTAATGTCGGTAAATGCCTTCTTATAGTTGCCGACATTTGAAATAGACATTAACTTTTTCTCAAGTCCATCAAGACTTTTAATAACTTCTGGATCAGCGCCAAATCGTCTTCGAATATCTGCAATGTCATTCTCTAATTTTTTCCTACTGTTTATAAAATCTTCGTCGCGCTTTAAATTTTCTCGCCATGCTCGATCTTCTATCTTGAGCATGTCGTAATAATTTTTTGCTTCCTTCTCTAATTCCCTCAGTTGTCTTTGAACGCGATTAAAATCTGTTTTACTTGATCTTTCATTTAATTTTCCAAAATTATCTGCTAGAGCTTTAATCTTTTCATTTGTTGGGCCAAGAGCTTCCTGTACTTTAGCCAATCTTGCTGTAAAATCACGAGAAAAGTCTTCATAGTATTTTTTAGCTTCAATTAATTTTTCTTTATCAAAAACTTCGG